GTGTGTAGGAGGCGTGGTCTGAGGATACAAATCATTAAAGTTGTTGTTTACTTTACTGAACGCAGTACGTATCGGATCCCCAGTGGAATCGTTTGGGCCGGAGCCAATGTTTATAGTTTGCTGTGCCATTATACTCTTCCTATAGCTACTTGGATAACTCCGGCTTCACCGTAATCTTTATCTTCTAAAGCCTTACCAATGATAGAACCTAGTGTTGGTGTTAGTGCCTTAACAGCGTATCCTGCGGTAGCACTTGTAGTCAACATGTCACCTTTCTTAACACGACCAACTACTTTGACTGGTACACGACCTGCTAGTGCAATACAAACTTTGATACCTGTTTGTTCTTGATTCATAACATAAGCAGGATTAGTTGTTACAACACCGGCACTACGAGTATCATTGAGTTGAGTAGTTGTTGTGACTTCTTTGTCTCCGCCAAATACTAAAACTGTTCCTGGTTCGTAATCTTGGTCGCCTTCATAGTATTCAGCCAAGTCAGCGTAAGTTGCTTGGAATGTACCATTCAGACTCCATGCACCGTTGATTGTGCCAGTGTAATAAGAACCATTATAAGTTCCATTTGCTGATATAGTTGATGTTGTTAACGCACCAGTAGTGTGTGTTCCGGCAGTTTTTAAATTACCACCAGCAGATAGTTCTAAACGATATGAATTAGCACCATCGCTCCAACCACCAATACGTAGTACGTTATCGCTGTCTAGACCCATGTTAATAGCATAGTTACCTGGACGATGGAATGCCATAATACTGCCAGATGAACCATTACCGTACACATATAAACCAACACCGCTTGAACCTCCAACGCTACCACTTCCGTAGAATGTACCACTTTGTGTTCCAGTACCTGTAAAGTTTGTACCAGTTGCTGTTTGGTTAAATGTCCATAAACCAGTGAACGAACCAGCAGTGCCGCTTCCTCCAGTAGTTAAGTTATTTGATTGTAATGTAGCAGATCCAGAGAAAGTAAGTGAACTTCCTGATCCTATTGACCATAGACCTGTCAATGATCCAGGTTGTCCAGCTGTTTGACTTGATTCAATAGTTGATGAAACAAGTGTACCAGGAACGCTTAGTATACCATTGATAGTTGTTGTAGCACTACCACTAGTATCAGTAGTAGTAATTGTAGCAAATTGTCCAGGTGTGTAGTAAGTTACTGTACTACCAGAACTATTAATGACTTTGGCACCAGCGGCATAGTATGCACTTGAGGCATAAATGTTACCGTTTGGATCTGTCTTAACTATTGAACTGTTTGCACCACTTGTAGTAACACTAGTAATAGAATAACCAGCGCCAGATCCAGTTTGAGTGAATACACCGCTACCGCTGAATGATGATTGGAATATACCACCACCATCTGTAATTACATTAGCAGGAGTAATTAATCCAGGACTTGCGGCGCTACCGCTACGATTACCCAACACATATCCACTGCTTATGTAAGCAAGTTTGTTTAAAGTAATACCGGTAGTTGTGCTTGTACTAGTTAAATGATCAACCCAACCAAATGTAACAGTAAATGCATTGCTGTTAAATGTTGATAGACCTAAACTACTTTGAGTATATGCAACTGGAGCAGTTGCAAGCGCATTATTAGCGGCCTGCATAGACAATTTGCTTTGCTGTATTGATGCAGATGCACTAACCATGCTATCAACAATTACGCCAGACTGAATAGTTGATGTTAGGTAGCCAGGTGTGCCATGAGTGAATGTAATGGCAACTTGATTACCATTTGCTGTACCAGTCGGAGGAGCGATGTTGGTCCACTGACTTAGTACACTGTCATACACCATAAAGTTACCAGCGGCTTGATTACTAAATGTAATAGTACCACTTGGTGTAAGATTGTTATAGCTTGCACTTAATGTAGCAACAACTGTAGCACCTGTGTAAATGTTGCCAGCAGTAGTTACTACTGAAACTACATATTGTCCGTTAGTAAACGAATTATTAGAACTATTTACATACATTCCAGGCAATACAGTTCCATAAACGTTTGTAACAGTAATAGTAATTGGACTTAGGCCAAATGCACTATAGTTACCACTGGCTTTGATTGCAACATCTGATAGTTTGTAAACATTATTAACAGCGTTAGATAATGAATCTACATAACCTCTGTTAACACCGTCATACTGACTAGTACCACTGGACACCATGGTTAAGTTACCAATGTTGTAACTTGCCATATTCAAGTTACCTTTCATTGCTAACACACCGTTCAATGGCAAGTATCCAGGGCCAATTAAGCTAGCAGATGCCACAGTATTACCAGTATAGTCAAGACCCAATCTGTAGTCTACGAATGTACGAATAGCTGATTGTACAGGTACAACGTCTGCGGCATTACCAGTCATTGTCGAATCAGTTGAGAACTGAGTAACAACAACACCTTTCTTAAATCCTAAACCGTCTAAGTTACTTAACGCAATACTAGCTGAGAATGTAACAGTACCAGTACCTTGGTCAACGCTAAAGAATCTACCTACTTTGAAAATACCGTTTTCGTCTGTTGATACATAGAACACACGACCTGTAGTTTCTTCTAAAACTTGATTGCCCTGCGCCGCTGGAATAACAGCATTACCATAAATTTGGTTTGGATAGTTAGTAGTAATAAATCCACCAGTACCAATAGCTAGGAAGTCATGTCCTGTAGCACGGCAAGTACTAATACGAACAGTAATTTGTCCACCACCGTTAGCTGGATAACCTGCACGTAAAGTTATACTTTGGTTAGGATTAAATGGTTTACTAATACCTAAACTAGTACTTGAACCATTAGTTGGTTCTTTAGTAACAGTCGTAGTACCGCTACCATATGAACCGCCGTTAGCAGTTGGACTAAATGGATACAACAATGTGATATTAGTTGTCGAACTAGCAGTACAGTAGTAGTAACCGTTGAATAGCGCATTACTGTTACCAGCTACGTAGTACCAAGCACTAGGTGTTGGAGCAACACCGCCACTAATTGTTAATATTACTAAGTATGGTGCATTGGTATAAGTCTGTCCACCATAAGTACCAGCAGTTGTAGCTGTACTACTTGTAAATCCAGTTACTGTGAAACTAGTTCCATAGTTAAATGCTGAACTATAGAATGTTGTACTTGCAATACTGCCCACAGTTGTAATAGTTGAAAGACTTGAACCGCCTTTAGTTGTAGCAATATTAATGTTACTACCACTAATACCTGTGATATAATACAAGACTTTTGCAGTACCAGTACCAGCGCCAGCGCCAGTTGCTGTGAATGTAAATCCAACTACGTTAGCTGTAGCACCAATTGCAGTAAAGTCCGTAGTACCAATTGTTACAATGGTATAGCTTTGACCAGTTGTAAATGATCCAGCGGCTACAGTAGCAGGACTTACAACACCAGCAAATGTACCAGCACTAGTAAATGTAATATCATCGCCTATTTGCAAGTTGCTTACAGTACTTAGAGTCAATGTACCAGGAGTTCCTGATGTACTAGCTGTTACGTTACCAGTTGTACCAGGATCAGTTGGATACAGTACACTTGCTTGGATAGTATTTGTACTGCTAGCGTTGGCAACAACATATTGAGGATTACTTGACAATACTGGAGTTAATACAGCATTACCTGGTAAACTCCATGTCATGCTTGCACCGCTACCTGTTGTTAATGATATAACAACTGGTGTAGATAAAATAGCATTTGCGTATGTAGCCGCAACTTGAATGTTGTTGCCGTTAACAGCCGCCACATAGTAATTGGTATATGGAGTATACCAGCTCATGCTGGTTAATCCAGAGTTGTTACTAGTAATAGTAAATGGTGTGCTACTTCCTGATATAGAAGTAATAGTGATATTATTTCCGCTAATACTTAAGATATAGTAAGTAACACCCAATACTGGACCACCAACAATGGTTCCGCTGAACTGTATTGGTTGTCCAAGAGCTAGGTTGTTAGTTGTGTTTAGTGTTAGAATATTACCACTAGTAGCAGTTGCAGTAACAGTTCCGCTGAATCCACCACCTACTAAACCGCCAAATGTTGTACCACTAAATTGAATAATAGTACCTTGAATCATACCAGTTGTAGCTGATAACAAGATAGTATTTGTTCCGCTAGTTGTACTTACTACACTACCGCTTGAACCGCTAAGAGTAATAGTTGGAGCACTAGTATAACCAACACCTGGACTTACTACAGTTGCTCCAATAATATTACCAGCATTGTTAATAGTTACTGTACCAATAGCTTGTGTTGTAGCCCCGCCACCACTGAATGTTAGTGTTGGAGCAACACTATATCCACTACCTGCATTGGTAATGTTAATGCTGGTAACTGTACTAACAGCTTGGCAAGTTAATGTTGTATTACTTGGAATCCAGCAAGCTGGGCTAACAGTAAATTGCGTACTACTAATAATACTTTGAATAATAGCCACGCCACTTGGTGTACTAGTATTAGTTGGAATAAACGCACCAGTAGTAGTAGTGCTTACAATCATACCAGCTGTCAAATTAGTAGTGGTATAAGTAGTACCGTTTAAGGTAATAGTTGTATAGTTAGATACACCGGCAATCTGATAACTTCCGTTATAGTTTGAGTTAGCATTACCTGCAATAGTCAAATAACTATCCACTGGAGGATACGCCAACAAGCTGTTACTAGATATGTTATAAGTTACAACCTTACTTGTAGTACTGCCTGTTTCTAATGTGTTACTTACATAAGTCATAGAACTTACACCAGTACCAGTCGCTCCAATGTTGTTAACTGGATTTGGATCTATTTGTAAGTAACCTGAAACATTAGCACCACCAAATGTAATGATAGAACCGGCATTTGGTGTGCTTGACGGATAAGCACTTAATGTAATAGTTGCTGTAACATTACTTGTACCGGACACTACTGAAGTTGTAAAACTGCTAACAGTTTGTGTTCCATTAAAACCAGAACCTGTTACAATCATACCAACAGTAATAGTACCAGCTAACTGGCTAACAACTAGAGTATAACTGCTAGTACTTCCAGTTGTAAACACACCAGTAGCTACAGTAGTAGGTTGTACATATTGAATAATACGATGTGTACGACCATTCCAGCCAAACACATAAGTTCCAGTATTAAGTTGACTAATAGTTGGTAAATCACTGATCTGTAAAATACTAATCTTATTATCACCAAGTAAAGAACCTTGAGTAGTAGCTGAGAAAAATACAGGACCTACAGGAACAATAGTACATGCGTTGCCGCTAAATGTAACAATAGTATTGCTACCTGATATACTAGTACCAGTTACTTTTTGTCCATTAAATCCATAACCACCGATGTATAATCCGTTACTGATAGTTCCGCTGATACTTGAAGTTAATACTGCTAAACTTGTAGTAGTACTTGCACTTTGTACTGCGGTAGCAGTAGCAGTGGTTAGTATTGGATCAGCATTGTACATGTTAGTAGTATCAACGCTAAGTTTATAGTAGGCAAAACTGGTATCCATTGTTAGGATAGCAATATGCGCTGGCAGTGTTTCACCAGTAGATTCAATTAAGTTATAAGCAACAATACGATAAATGCTTGATAAGTTATTGGTATACTGTAACGCAGTACTTGGACGAACTGGTTTTACGTTACTAATATTATAGAATTTAATATTCTGTAGTACACGAATGGTAACAATCTGTCCATCGTAAAGTGTATAAGCCAATCCGTTAGTGCTAGTTTGGTTATCACCGCTAGTACTTAAAGTTAATTGTAATACATTCTGTCCATTAATTGTAACAGGTGTATGTGAAATAGTACTAATTTCATAACGAACAATGCCACCACCTGCTAATGTGTGATCAATTTCTAATTCACTAATATTAGCTGGTGCATATTGATACCCAATGATGTATACATTTAACTGTTGTGTAGTTCCGTTAACAGTCATTGTTGTAGCATATGAACCTTCCTTATACACACGAGCACTTTGTACCATGTCATAAGATAAGTTAACAGCATTTGGCAATTCAGTAACGTCGCTTCCTGAACCACGCAAACCATATACACCTTGTGCATTTGAACCAGCTACAGAACGAATCTGTCCGCCGTTCAGCGCCCAATATGCTGTATAGCAATAGTAAGTAAATGTTGAAACTTGTTCTGTTAAACCAGCGTTAGTACACAAAATACCATAACCTAAATCGTTAATTTGTGTAAAGTCATTAGCCAACATACTACGATTACCAGCAGTTTCTAAATTAATTACAATACCAGCACCATTGTTCACATAGCTAATTGTATTAGATACAATAGTATTTGCTAAAGAACCAAGTGTAGAACCTGATGTAACTATCTTATTAAAGTCTGTTGTGGTTGCAGTATTCAACGCATAAGTTGGATATGTCTTTGTATTATACCCGCTTTGGAATACACCATTAGTTACATAATAACTTAGTACATTGGTAATCAAACTAGAAGCTGTGCTAGCTTGTGTACTTGGACTTGCTGGCGCAGTTAGTGTTTTAATTTGTGTTGCAGTATTACCAGTTGACACTGATATAGTAGTATTACCAAATAAGTTACTTAGGATACCTGCAATACGAGAAAACGCACTAGTGTATAAAGATAAGCTGCCGCCAGTTAGTTGACTTACACCATTATACCAATATGTCAATGCAACATCCCATATACTGCTATTTCCTGCATACAATAAATCGTATGTTAGAGCATCAACAATATATCCTATATCACGTTGTACTTTTAATGAGCTATAACCAGCTACAGCACCTACGTTATTATTAGCCGCAATATAAGCGGTAGATTCGTTTTGTAAGAAACTTCTATTAGCCTGCAATATTCTTGCGGCTAATACATTGTCGCTACTAGCTGTGCTACCATTTGGAATTGGAAATTGTAATGCTGGTACGCTAGAACTTTGAGTACTTGAACCAGCAATCGCATTATTAACAATGTTATTAATGATTGCTATATTAGACTGCACAGATAAATTATCTAATGTGGTTAAGCCTAAGGTTGATGCTTGTGTTCCTGCATAACTAAATGCTTGAGTTAATAGTTGTTGACTCAATGCTGTGACAGCATAGTTAGGATTGGTATAATATATTCCTCGGAAAGCACTCTTATAATTTCCGTATAATGTACCGGTAATTGTTGTTGTAGTGAATCCACTATAGCTCTTGTTTATGGTCCATGTGCTACCGTTACCACTGCCTGCACTAATTTGTCCTGTAATGTAAGTTCCAGCAGTTAATTGAGAACCTCCTGTCAAATACATACCAACATAAATTGTACCAGCTGTTAGTGTACCAACAGTTAAAGTTGTTCCACTAATAGAACTGCCAGTCATTGTAGCAGTACTATTGGTAGCCATATCATATGCTACTGCAACTAACGCATTTTGAACATCAGTTGTTAGTGTACTGTTACTGTAAACACTTGCTGGATAGAAAGGTGTGCTAGAATCTAATTGTAAAACTGCATTATAGGTACTACTATTCCAGCTGATTACATTATTAACTTGATAACGATTACCTTGTGTATAGAATGCTGTTGGTGTTTGCGGAGGACGAACATCGAGACCACTGTTTAATGATCCAGAGACTGTAATCTGATATCCCGAGTTACTGATATTAGTAATGGTACCAAATAGTCTGCCAGCAAATCCGTCAATAAATTGTCCGCCTGCAAAGTGTTGACGGTTAATACTACCAGCAAAGCTAGCTGATTCTTGAGCATAAGGTGATTTAGTTTTGATCTGACCTTCTGGGTCAAGCACCATCATAAATCCATTATGGCCTTGTGCTGTAATTAACTTAACACGAGTAGCATCGTTAACTAAGAACACATCCATCTGAGTGTTATTCAATGGAGTGCTATTAACATCCAATGGGTTACTTAGATAATGACGTCCGTAATTTAATGTATTGTATACATGCCATTGACCTGTTGCGTATGTAGTTATAGCTGGGAATGGATAGATAATAGTACAGTTCAATACATTACCGCTGACAGTATTAACTACTGCCTTACCTGGAGGGCTTACTCCGTCATAAGAACTTGTACCACCGCTTGCCGATTCAGCAGTGCCATCAGTAATAACAAATCCAATCCAAGCCTGCGGAGCAGTTTGTCCTGCACCTAATGTAATTGTAATGTTACCAGTTGTTCCGCTAATTGTAGCAGTAGTATTAGCCACTGCGGCATAATCAGTACCACTAAAATTAATTAGACCAATTTGTAATCCGTCGATAACGCTGTCACGATAGAAGAATACACTGCGCCATGGACTTTGACTAATACGATTTAATGGTCGAATAATTGTACGACGGAAGTCATCGCCGCGAATAGTTACGTTAGCTGAAAGTTTTAATGGATAATCTTCATAGTAAATACCACTTTCAACAAACACAGTAATATTTTGATCTGCAACTTGCTCACCGAAATCTAATTGTTCACCAAATGATACTGCTTGAGTACTCATGTTGCTGGTAATTGGCAAGCTCAATGTAACAGTATTACCTGCTATATTAGTTACAGTAGTACCTTTAGTAATACCTAAACCAGCTGTATAAATGCCCATGCCAATTGTAATGGTAGACGTTGCGTTATAACTGGTTGTATAAGTTGTACTTGCTACAGTAATAGTGTAAGAACCGCTAGAGCCTGTAGCAGTAGTAGAAACAAACTGGAAAAATCCAGGTCTTGTCATGTTTAAGGTTACAGTATCATAGTTGACACTAGTACCTGCGGTATAGTTAACAATCTGACCATATGCGCCGCCAGTATCGCCCACCATAATCTTACCTGGAATAATGTGATTAGCACCTGGCTCGCCTTGGTCGACGAAACCATTTCCGCCGTTATCAAATGTTAATGTATAATAACCACTACCAAAACTTGGAGCAGGAGCCGCACCAATACCATTTTTAATAATGCTAATGATAGTATTCATATTAGCATTAAATTCTGTAATCGGGCTAGCTGTAAATGTCAGTGTAGGGCTACCACTAAATGTTCCTGCTGGTGCCGCGTTGATAGATACTGTTACTGAACTTGTAACGGCTGTTACAGTTACAGGTGTACTGTTAGTGAATCCACCACCAGTTATTATCATACCAGGAACAATAGTTCCACTTACCGCAGACAATGTTAGTGTAGTAGTTGAGTTGCTGACATAAGTTGCTGTTGCAGGCGTACCAGATAATGTAGCATTCTTAGTGTTATCAGTTACTTGTGTAACTAGAGTTTGATAACGAGTCTGTGTAGTCTGGTTCAATACTTGTAAAGCCAGCAACTGAGCAAAACTAATACCATCTAATGTTTCTGTTAATTGTGTGCCAATCGCTACTGCCTTAGCACTTACATTTTTATAGTAACTCTTACCAGCAGTAATTGATTGATATGTGCCGTCTGTTAATAGATCGATCACTTGTCCGTCGATGATATATCCGATATCACGATAGCAAGTAGCTTGATTATAACTAAACCCGCCAGCAAATGTAGATGATAGATAGCTGACAACACCGCTAGCAAGAGTATAAGAATTATTCTCAAGTAGGTTAAATGTTGTGTAAGCAGTATTTGTATTTGATATAGTCGGGTATGTAGGTGCGGCCGGTGATTGATTATTGATAACACCAGTTACTATATTGAATAAATTAGTAACAGTTGTTGATTGACCACTGCCATCGGCCCAACTAGCATTTTGTGCTTGGTTAGTAATTTTACCGGCAACACTTTGACTACCAATAGTACTGTTGGCAAAACTTACACTAGATGTTGTACAGTTTGTAACAGTCCAGAATCCGTTGTAGCCAGTTGGAGTCATACCTTGAACAGTAATAACTTGACCAATACTGTATGGAGCAACTGATTGAGTAGCAAATGTTAATGTAGCAACAGTACCACTACCACTTGCTCCTGTTGTAGCAAGATAATTGCCGCTTGTTGGAACTACAGAACTGTTACTAACAACAGTTGTAGTTACATTCAATGCATGACCTAAACCTGCAACACAAGCCGCTATATGACCACTAGCTAGTTGGCTAGTATTATTGGCAATATACTGGTTAGCCGCTTGAGTAGTTGCGCTATTGCCACCATAAGTTATATCATAAGCAATAGCTTCTAGTACATAAGTTACATCTCGTATACTACTTGTAGTGCTGTAACTAACACTTGAATAGTTAGCATTGATCCATGCGTTTACTTCGGCAGTAATAAATGGTATGTTAGCTATAATAGCCGCTTGTGCATGGCCTGCACTACTGCTTAATCCGCTTGGATTTGTAAATGTTGGAGTAGTACGACTACTGATACCATTCTTGATTAAATTTAAAATAGTATTGATTAATGTAGTAATAGTAGTTTGTTGTAGACTACTATTAATGATCGGATAATTAGAATTTACATAAGTTACAGCACTAGATTCTAATGTAGTTGCCGCCGCCAGTATTTGAGTAGCCGCAGTGGTTAACGATGTGCTTACTCCACTAGTGGCAGTTATCGCGCTAACACTTGGATTTGGCTGACTTACGCTATTAACAATACCTTGTATTGTACCGATGTTAGTATTAATGCTAGTACCGGCAACACTACCGCCTGTTAATGTGCTATTAGCATATTGAATTACGCCAGTTTGATATAGCGTAACTGGAGCATTGTTGTTGATAATAGCCTGTGCTAGTGTATTGATATAACCAATTGCGGCTACTGTACCGGCTTGCTCATAGCTTTGAATTTGGTATGTGCTATTGATCCAATATTGTAAACCAGCATATACACTTTGAGTGTTACCACCATACATTAAATCATAACATAGTGCCCATACAATATATTTTACATCTCGTTGGCAAGTTGTTTGACTATAGGTTAGTGTAGGATAGTTAGCTAGTAAGTAGGCAACAATTTCAGCTTGTATAAATGAAATGTTGTCTAACAATAATGTTACAGCACTAGCTTGTCCTGTTGTTGTAGTTCCTGAAATTCCAGGGAATGTTGGTGTAGGTATTACTCCAGTAACAATTTGATTAATTATATTGTTAATAATTGTAGTAACACTTGCTTGAATACTTGTACTAGCAGATACGGCTGCCACAGAGGAATTAATTGTAGCGGCTAAATTGGTCAATACACCGGCAATTTCACTAAGGCCAGTAGTGTTAGCTTCCATACTACCAGTAGCAGTTGCTAGACCTAGAACAGTTCCGTTAGGCTGACTGCTAACTTGAATTGTTGAGCCGTCGATAATATTAGTAATATAATAAGTGTAGCCAGAAATAATATTACCAAAACTAGTTCCAGTGAATATAATTGGGTTACCAACTACCATACCTAATGTACTAGCTATAGTAATTCTATTACTTGTTCCAGTTAGTGTAACTGGATTTTGCGGTGTAGATGTAACTGTTACGTTACCTGGATTGCTAACAGTATATGTACCTACACCGCCATTAGCAGTTCCAAAACCAGTAATAGTAACAGTACTAGAAACTCCAGTTCCGGTAATAACCATACCAATAGTAAATGTACCAATAATACTACCGGTAATGGTCATAGTAGTTCCTACTATAGAACCAATAGTCGAACTGGCAAGACCTGTTGTAGCTGTAACTGCTTGATTAATAAGAGTTGCACTAGTGCTTAGTCCAGTATTGGCGTACTTGAATCCTAAAGCAACTTGAATACTTTGGAAGTTGCTACCAAGCTCTAAATCATAGCACAGAGCGCTAATAACTTTACTAATGTAAGTTTGTAAATTAGCTGTACTATAAGAATAGGCAGTGACTTCAGTTTGAATATAATTAAGTGCCGCAGTAATCTGTGCAACAGCACTACTTACATCACTATTGTAACTGTCAAATAAAATACTAGCTTGTGTAGTACTATTAAAATTTGTACCTAATGCAAGGTCGTAACCGATACCGTTGATAATATTTTGGAAAATATTTCTGTAACGAGTTTGGTCGAATGTGAATGTGTTAACATATTTTTGATTCAAGTAGGCAATAGTTTCTGCTTGGATGAATTTTTTATTGGATTCTAATAAGCTAGCGGCATCCAAATATTCTTGCAAAGCATAATTGCCCCCAGTGAATGATACACTGGTAATTTGACTCTTATATTGTGTTGGGCCAATAGTATATGCAAGTGTTTGGCGATATGGACCAGGTTCTGTAAATGCTGTACTGATTAAATTCTGTGCTTGAAGCAGTGCGGCACCAACAGTTTTATAAGCATATTGTGGAGCACGGCCGTTACGTCCAGCCGGTACATTACGTTGCGTATCATCGCCACCTGTACTTACATATAAATTTGTACCACTGTAATGTGTATTGTTATCAACATAAAATTTAGTTGCGGCTTGTAAGTCATCGCTGCCGTTTCTGATACCAAATCCACTCATGCTTCCAGGATGGTCACTCAACTCTAACGTACCAGTCATACTATCGCCATCACGCAATACTGCATGTTGACGTTGGACAGCTTCTGTAGCTACATAGTTACCGCTTAGATTAGCATTGTAATCTGGGTCAGTTGTTTGTGGAGTAGTTGGCATTGCACGTACACGCAGGGCTCCTGCAACTGTACCGTTAATAGTTTGTAGGAAATTGTTGTTAGCATAGTTAACTGTAACAGGTAATTGCCCTAGTGTTGTAGTAATACCCTGGTTGGCATACACAGCATTGAATGTTGCCACCAACGACGCACTTGGATCAGCCAAACGGCCAATAGTAAACAAGTTTGCATTAATTGGAGCACCCATACTTGGCGCAGGATCTGCAATAAGACCAGCCGCAGTACTGGTAATTTTAACCTGTTGGTTGCTAGTAGTGTCAATTGTAATTCCAGTACCAGCTACAAGATTACGAGCTGTTAAACTGTTACCAGTTGTGCTAGCCATAATAACTTGGTTAGCACTATAGCTTTGACCTTTAACAATACCGTTAGTTGTAAGTGTGCCAGTGGTTGTATTATTAACTGTAATACTGGTAGTAGTTGCAGATGTTATGATAAAATTACCATTATAGCCGGTTGGATTACAGCCTGTAATAGCAACGTTTTGATTAATATTAAATGGTAGACCCAGACCTGGATTAGGATTGGTAAAATAATAGGTAACTTGTGATCCGTTAGCACTTACTGTGGTAAGTGTAAATCCTGCAGAACCTGGAGCATCTGCTAAGTTGCCAAATTTAATAAATCCACCAACACCAAATACAGCATACAGTTCGTTAAAGTTAGCATTAACCTTATTAAACGATTCACGAATACTGTCGCCAGTACCGTCATTACCTTGTATACCAATATCAATAATTTGTTGTGTCATCTTTTATACTCCAAAACTGCTTCCGCAGCCGCATGTGTTTGTTGCGTTAGGATTCTTTATAGTAAAATTGCTACCCATTAGCTCTTCTTTATAATCTATCACTGCACCATTTAGATATGTCATACTCATGGCATCCACAAGTAGTTTAAATTCATCTAATGGAATTTCAAAATCGTCTTCGTTTGCTACTTCATCTAGGGTAAATCCATAGCTGAAACCTGCACATCCACCGCCTTGGACAAATGTACGTAGTGCTAAATTGGGGTTTCCTTCTTCGTAAAGGATATCTTTGATCTTTGTTTTTGCTGAATCTGTAATTGTAATCACACTTATAGCCCTCGATATGATATTTATCAAATGCTTTTTATAATCTTAATGTAAATAAGTGTATGTACTTGGGCATGGAATATCAACAAACTCAACACATACGTACAAGTAAAAAGGGTAATTACCACAGTTACTTTAGAAAAAAACGTATTGTGATCTTTCGTTGCGACTGTTGCCAGGGAATTTTTAAACGTGACAAGGGCGACGTAGACCCTAAGCGTTTAGATAATAATTATTACCATGTATGCGGTAATTGTGATGCTAAGAAGTTTGCCCAGAGTAAAGGCGTAGAAGCTCGGCGAGTTTGGGATATGCCAGTTAGTAGTCTTAAGACTCTAGACCAATTTTAGATTTAATTGCGCTAGCTACAGCACCGTAACTTGTAGGATGTAGTTTGTCTGCGGTACTTGATATTTGTGCTAAATCAACAGAATCATCTCCGACAATTGCTGTAGAAACATCCTTAGCGGCGCTTCTATTAAAAGGTAGTATCCAAATGTATCGTTTAGCTTTTAGAGCAGATTTAATATGTGCTATATTCGAAATAGTAGCTTGAGGATTATTATTTTTGCCGCCATTAGCTAGCGGATAATCGTTTGTTCCAGCACTTACTATTGCTAAATCTGCACCTTGTAAGTCTGGATTAGACATAACAGCAGACAAAATTGCTTTAGTACTGCGCCCGACTACAGCATCGGTATGTGCAGTAGGAAACAACTTACTAGTACCGAGCGCTATACTATCACCTACTACAACTATTTTAGAAAACTTACTCTCTGAAATAACCTTTGTAAACCCAATTCTAGAACTAATAACATTCCAGTTGATAATTTTCCATTGATTAGCTAGATAGCCTTTCTTATCTGCTTGATAATCCAATACGAATGCGTGTTCCCACCAGTCAATTAACAAGACAATATCCATCTTAATTTCGTGGTTCTTGATTGTTTTGATTTCGCCTCTATGCGACAAATAGACCCATCCACTACCTTGCACTGCCATAGCTTCTTTTTGAAACTTATCTTTAAAGTTATCAAAAGTTTTAAAGTGCTTGGTAATAAATTCGCCAGCAGATCCATCTGGCTTGTTAGAACCTGCGGGTGCTTGAAATTGTGTAAAATAAATGTCGTGTAAAAAGGCACCTGCTTCATTAAAATCAGCATCGCCTTCGCCTTTATTAAATCTGTCCACATAGGCTTTGTACAATTTACCGTAATGATAATCTATAGTATCTTCGCTAAGACTAGGCTCTAAATCATCGCGAGCATAGGGCAACTTTGTTTGGACTAAAGTTTTAGGAGTCTTACCTTCGTTAAATGTAATGTGGCGTATAAAGTTGTACATAGTGTATTTATTCGGTATAAATATCATGGAGGATAAAACACTATGATTAAATTTATCAAAAGTTTCTTTAAAAAGAAGGAAGACCCAGTTGCACCTTACAAGGTAGAAACACCAGTTAGCCCTGTAGCCGACGATGTTACTCGTGCAATGTTAGAG